ACGTCAAGCAAGCGAAGCGTTACCGGCGTGGTAAAGTCGGCGGAGCTTCTAGTGCTCTCGGTGCCGGAAAGAAAAAGGTGCCGTCAAAAGATGCTAAGATCCTTCGCGCTGCCGGTCATGAAATGAAGGTGAGCCCTCCGAAGATCCTGAAGCAAACGAGACGTAAGAGTGGCGCAGCACAAGCTGAGAAACAACGAGTGGCGATCCTGTTGTCAAAGGCTCGCGCCGCAGGAGCAGATATCCCTGAAAAGAAAGAGTAGTCATGAAGCGCGTAAACTGGGCAGTCGTCACTGAGAAAGTTCAATGTCAAGATGCCACAGTTTATGAGGTGGCTAATCTTCAAAACTTCAAGATGGAATGTTGCGACTGTGGGTTGATCCACAACTTTCAATTTTTCATCACCGATAAGAAAGGCACTCCCATTCCTGGTGCCCGTCTGATGTTGTCGGCTGTAAGGAATGTCAGATTGACAAAATCGAATCGAAAGAAGAAATTTAACAAATAGCCCAAGGAGGCTCATGGATAGTTACCACACACTTTTCTTTCCGCAGTTCCGACCAATGCAATCGAAGTTAGAAAGTGAAGGTAATAAGAAATGTTCTGTCGATACTGTGGAAGAAAACTCACGTCAGAAAAACAGTTCTGCGACTCACGTTGCAGACAAGCCGACGAACGAGACACGCTACGAAAAGAGTTCATAAAAGCTTACGGCGGGAAATGCCAATGCCCTGGGGGTTGTGATGTTTCAACTCCCGAGTTTCTCTCGTTAGATCATATCCACGGCGGGGGCGACAAACACAGAAGGGCTACGAAGACACGCGGCTGGAGAATGTACAAGCTTCTCCGAGAACAGAATTGGCCGAAGGACGCCTATAGATTGTTGTGTTACAACTGCAACATGGCACGGTCCTTCTTTGGAAGATGTCCACATGAAAAGATGTACAAAGGGTAGTCATGGCAGTCAAAGACATTCTCGGGTCGAAGAAATCGGAGAAGGCTATGTTGTACATTCAAGGTCGTCTCCCCAATTCCGCAAAGGAATTGAAGAGCTTCGTTAAATTCCTAAATAAGGAATACCCGCTCAAGAAGGATGTACATCTCGTAGTTTTACCTGATGCCGAAATAGAATCGGATCGTAGAGATCTTCCGGACGACGAAGATAATGACTCCACGCCATATTACGGGATCTATCACGACGGGAAGAAAACGAAAGGTGTGAAGCTGATCTACTTAGCCACCGGCCTTTTCTACCCCGAATACTCAGCGATTTCTCTTTTAACTTTGGCGCATGAGTACAAGCACGCGCTGCAAGAGCAGTCCGGAAAACAATTGAAAGAGGATCAGGCCGATCATTTTGCATTCGAGGCTGTCCTAGAATATATCAGACGCAAACGGGGCAACGAGCATGAAATATAGATTGCCTGCTTCACTTCTTGCTTCACAGGAATAAAACATGGCTAACGACTTTTCAAGCAATCCACTTATTCTCGATGGCGTCATGGCGTCTGGGTATCAAACCTTGATTGCCGGTGTGCCCAACAATTTGACGATCTACCCCCGCGTCATTAAATGGGACGCCCCTGTGGCGGCTGGCGACGTGTTCGAGATCGACGATCATTTGGGGAACATCTTGTTCAAGCATACGTGCGTAGCAAACGGCCAGGGCGAAACTTTTGACGTGGCTGAAGGAGTACGCTGGGAAGCACTGTGGCAGCTTATTACTCTTGCCAGCGGGAAACTTTACATCTACTTCACGACATAAGAGGCGGCTATGCCAGCAACAAAATTTACAATCACTGGGGCCGGTGCCCAAGCTGCCGGATCTAGTCAAGTAATTACGATCACTGCCGACGATGTGGGTTATGTAGGAGACCACTCGATCACTTTCAGTGGTGCTGCCGATCCCCCGTTTGTTGGGATCACGGGGCATCCTACGACTGCGAACAAAGTTGCGACTCCCATAGATTTTGGATCGCCTTGCGTCCTGACGTTTGTTCTCGGTGTTGCGACTTCCAGCACAGTTCTCTTGAAAGCCGAGACAATAGATATCGCATGTACTGACGGCTCGATTGTCGCTGCCGGTGCCGACAGATTGCACGTCGTTGTGACGGCTGCTGCTGCTTTCTACTTCGATTGGTCTGCATCCGGCGCTGCTCAAGTGGCCGGAGTTGGATTCACATTCCCTGTCATCAACGCGGTCGATCCTTGGGGTAACATCGATTTAACTTACAACTTTCCCGCAGGAAAGGCTATCACATTTTCTGCGATTGGAAACGCTCCTATTGGAACAGTTCCCACGGTTACCGATGATACTGGGGCGGCTGTCAATTTCGGTACACCAACCACGATTGATTTCAACAATGGTGTTGCGGTCACCGGAGCTAATCAATTAAAGGTTAAGTATTACCTGGCGGGGTTGGCCCAAGTAGCGGCTCTCACAGACGGCTCAGTGGTGTCTGTGTCAAACGAAACGGCGGGTTTCTTAACTCCAAAGACTGTGAACGTTGTTGCTGCGGCTCTCGACAATTTTGCGGTTGTTCTAGCGACTGGGCAGAGATCGACTGTTGCCTTTACGGGCGTCAACACGATAACTGCGAGAGACGTTTATCAGAACGCTAAGCTCACGTTCGACGCCTCTCTCGATAATGTCACGATTACGACGAATGCAGCCGGAGCCTACGTGGCGGGTGTAATTACTGGGTTGAGCGGCGTCAACAAACTTTCAGGCGCGGGTGATTTCGTCAATGGTGTAGCGAGTCTTTCTGCGTCCCTTATCTATACAGGCGTCGGTGGTAATGCGGCGGCTAACAACAACTTCATTGCGACTTCGGCGGGTGGGAAAACCGGAAACTCAAACACCTTCGGGATCACCTCGAAGTTTACGATCACGGGCGGTGCCGCCCAGGTTGCTGGGGCCGTTAATACCATCACCATCACGGCGGACAGTACCAGTTACACTGGCGATCACGCTCTAACATTCAGCGGCGCTGCCGTCGCTCCGTTTGGAACGGGTCCAACTACTAAAGATAAGAACGCGGTCGGACGAGCTTTTGGAACGTCATGCACCCTTACGTTTGTGGCGGGTGTTGTGACTTCAGACATGGTGTTGACGAAAGTTGAAGTAGCAACTGTTGCTACAACCGATGGCGTTATTGTTGCGGCGGGAGCCGACAGACTGTCCGTTACGGTTACGGCGGGTGTTGCGACTTTCTTCGATTACAATACTGACAACGGCCCAACAGTTGTGGCCGGTGTTCAGTTTCAGATTTTAACAATCAATGCGGAAGATGGACTCGGAAACATCGATCTGACGTACAATTTCCCAGGGGGGAAAAATATTACATTTCAATCAATCGGAAACTCGCCCAGTGGGGCGATTCCTACCGTTACAGACCGACTTGCGGCGGTAGTCAATTTTGGTACGGCAACTTCGCTTGTGTTCAACAACGGTGTTGCGGTTGCCGATGGAATCCAGTTAAAGGTGAAGTTTTATCTTGCCGCATTGGCGCAGAGACTTACTTTCAGTGATGGGCTTATTTCTTCTGCTCTCAATGAATCTCCTCCGTTCTTAAATCCGAAGCTTGTAGACGTTCTTGCTGCGGCCTTAGATCATTTTGTTTTCGTTCTGGGAGTCAGTCAAGAGTATACCGTGCCTTTCATCGGCACCAATACTTTGACCGCTCTGGACGTTTACCAGAACGTCAAACTTACGTTCAACGCTGCGGCAGATAACGTTACGATAGCTCCTCAAGCTCCGCTAGTCGGCGCGGTTACAGGTTTGAGCGGAGTTAATAAATTGACGGCTGCTGGGGATTTCGTCCTTGGTGTTTGCACCAACCTCACCGGAACTATGATCTACACCGGAACCGGCGACGGAACTTTCTTAGCTACGTCGGTCTCCGCGAAGACCGGCCTGTCGAATGCAGTCGGATTCAACTTGTCTTCCCAAGGGAACCCGATCTTGATCGATTCGGCGATGGCGTTGTCGTATCAAAACGGCGGCAGTGCTCCGAACCATTTTCAGATTTACCCTCGGGTGATTAAGTGGAACAACCCAGGGGCGGCGGGTCACAAAGTTATTATCACCGACATCAACGGCAAAGTTTTATTCACCCATACCGCGCAGGCGCAGTACAAGGGCTGCTACGTTGTGCTCAATCGGAACAGCGGTGGCGGCGGAAGCGGAGTAAGGTGGAAAGATTTCATCGTTACGCAGATTGACAGCGGGGAACTCTTCATTTGGTACACAACGTAAATGCTCGACACATTCGACAGCCTGACAGAGAAGTATGGGGGCCTGGAAAAGATACCCGATGAAGCTCTGTACGAGTATATCACGCGGGTTGATGTAAGGACCAGTTTGCAAAACCTGCAAGCAGTGGGGCTCGATAAAGTTCCAATGACCCGAGAGGTTCGTCGTCGCACACGTACCGATCTGTTTTGGTTAGTTAAATATTTCTCATGGGGAACCAATCCTGCCGGTGTGGATAAGCACATCAAGGAAAATAAAATCTCCCGAGAGGAATACCAGATTGTTTGTGATTTCTTTGTGCAGAAGGACAACACGAAGCCTATCGCCGAGCAGGATGAATTTCAGAACCGTCTACTGCTCTGGCCTCGTGGCGGTTTCAAAAGTACGATTGATGTTTGCGATGCCGTTCAGTGGATTCTAAATTTCCCTGATATCCGAATCCTGTTTCTGACCGGCGTCGATGATTTGGCCGTTGGTTTCGTCCGCGAATTGAAAGGCCACTTCGCGGTTAAAGAAGGGGATGTCAGTTTGATGAACCTCTTCTTTCCTGAATTTTGCATGACTGAAAAAGAACTCGATTCGGGAAATCAGTTCGAGTTCACCTGTCCGATCTGGGCTGCAAAGAACGTTCACCGAAAAGAGCCGACTGTTCTAGCCTCTTCGGTTGGATCAACAAAATCAGGGCTGCACTTCGAACTTATAAAGGCAGACGATTCTGTTTGCGACCGCAACTCAGAGAGCCCTGAGCAATGCTCGTCAATTTCAAAGAAGCTCTTCCTTGCGAAGAAACTTCTAAGGACGGGCGGATATTACTTTGAACTCATTGGAACGCGGTATGCCGACGAAGATCATTACGGCGTATTGATTGAAAAGAATGTCGGGGATATCAGGACTACTAAAAACCCCTGCTGGGAGTACACCGAAAACGCCAGCACCTCCACGAAGATTCTTGTTGGCCGAGCTATTGTAATTAAGCCGGAGGTTGTTCAGAGGCTTAAGGTCGAAGGAAAGCCGGTAACATACAAGGACGCCGGAGTTGAGGGATGTGATCTACTTCTCCCCCAGATTATGTCGTACTCCTGGCTGCTTCGGGAGTTTAACGAAAACGAAGAAACGTTCGAAGGCCAGCTTAACCAGAACCCGAGACCGGCCAGTTTCACGATCTTCGATAAAGAGCAATTGCTCACGAACACCGTTCAGTTTACCGAGCTACCGTCCAGGGGGCCTATCAGTCAAACCTGGGATTTCGCTTTTAGTAAAAAGAAGGGTCGTGACTATTGTACTGCGTCCTCGGCGATTTGGAATGATAAAGGACAATGTTTCATCCACGATCTTATTCGAGCGCGATTCACCCCCTCAGACCTGGCAAAGGCTGTTGTAGACTTTGCTCTGAAGTACAGACCGTGGGTTGTCTCGATTGAAGACGCGGCTGGCTCCCGTCTTTTGGAACCTGCGATTAAGTCGAAGGCGGTCGAAACCGGCGATCAAAACCTCATCTCCTTGATGAATCGAATCGATTGGGTTACGGCAGAAACAAACAAAGATGCGAAAAAGATTCGAATGGCTGCAATGCAGCCGTGGATTTTCGAAGGTCGTTTAAAGTTTGCGGCGCACCTTCCTTTCTTGAGCATCTTATACAGTGAGTTTGAGAAGTGCATGACCGGCAGCGGTCACGACGACATTCCGGATGTTATCTCGCGTCAGTTGAAACACGCACCGGCAATGGCGCAGACAATCCTTAAGAACGAAATGCAGACCTACAGCCAAGTTGAAGCTGGTTGGAAGTTGCTCTTCGAAGAGGGACATCAGAATCCGTATGGGGGGTCCTTGTTGATCCACAATCCTGAGACGGGACAAATGGAGTGGGTGACCGAACCAATTCAACAACCGATAGTCACCGTGTCTGAAGATTCCGGAATGAAAGCTGCTCCAATGGGCGGTCTCGATCCAATCCTTGGAAGTGGAATTCTGGGGTAGTATCATTTTAGTATCAAATCTGGAGTAGAGGAAAAAACAATGGCAGAAAAAGATCAGTTGGTCGATCAAACAATCGAACAGAAGGACCCCTACAAGGCTAAGGGATCTGACTTTCCCGTGAAGTCCGTTAAAGCTTTCACTGGGCAATCGGGTTCCAAAGGTGAAGCCGAAGGGCAGGATGTCCTGGTTAAGCAAGGTGGGGCTCTCTTGAGCCCGAGAGAATTGGAGTCAGTCTCAAAAGACGGCCCCTCGGAATGGGGTAAAGGCGGCAAAGCTTTCTCGGTTGGACAGAATAGTGGAGGTGGAACGTCTCTCGACGAACCTTGCGGAGTAGATCTTGCGAGTGGTGAGCTTACCTGCAAAGGCTACAAGAAGACGAAGGTCGGGGAAGTGCCGGACCCCAAATTGTCGATTGGGTAAATCTTTGCTGGACTGAGTGAACCATGCTGCTCGAACAACCATCAATCAATACTCATGCTCCAATAACTCCGGACGAAGCGAAGGCCGTTCTCACCGAAAAACTTTGGGGGGACGATCCCGCTCTGAAGCTTGTTATTCAGGATGCGCTAAGGGCGGAGAACTTCGCCTCAACGAAGGCTTGGGTAATGCAGTGGCCCTCAGCCGCCACGCTATACCAGTCTCCGTACACCGCACAATACTGGGAAGGTACGCAGTCCGAAAGGGCTAACGTACCTTTCTTTACGGTTGCTACAGCGGTAAACTCCTTGGTGCCTCAAATCGTTAATGGTTTGTTTTACGACGATCCTCCATTTATGATTCAGAAGCGGCCAGGGACTTCGGCGCAAGCAGCCCGTGCTGTCGGCGCACTATTGGGGTATCAGCTAGAAGACATCCATTTTCGAGAAGAACTTAAGCGAGGTTGTTTTAACGCGGTTCTTTTCGGAACTGGAATTTGGAAATGGGGTTGGGAAACTTTCACCCGAGAACGAAAGATCTACGCCCGTCCTTCGAACGTAACGAAGGTTCCTAATGTGGACCCCTCTCTTCCGGATCTTACTGTTGATCCAAACGACGAGGAGGATATCGAGGAGCAGATCGTTGAAGAGTACATCGACAGGCCGGTCTTCGAGCACATTACAAATTTGCGGTACGTTCTCGTCGATCCAGGTCTCAACGTTCCTAGTATTTATAAAGGGAAGTATGTTATTCATCGGCTGTTTCTGACGTGGAAGGATCTTGATAAGCTACGGGACCGGCCAGGATACAACATTCCTTCTAAAGAGAAACTTCTCGAACTATTTTTACCTCCGAAAGAGCCTGTCGAAGCTGCGACCTCCGAGGTGGCAATGAGGAGCCCTCTGTGGGATGCTCGTGCTGAACCTCGATTCGAGCAGACTACAGAAGATCCATTCAATCAGCCGCTCGAAGTTCTCGAACGGTGGGACGACGAAAAATATATTGTAGTTCTGAATAAGAAGCTCGTCATTTGTAACGACGAGAATCCTTACGGCGTTATCCCCTTCCTTTCTATTGGCTGGTGGGATGTTCCGGAGGCTTTCTGGTCAATGGGTCTCGCTAAAGTAATCGGTGCGGAACAGAGACTACAGCAAGGTCTGACGAACCTCTATTTAGATAATGCCTCCTTGAATTTGAATGGTGTTTATCTCCGTGTGCGAGGCAAGAGTGTTCCCACTCAGAGCATTCGGATATCACCTGGAAAGATTGTTGAAGTAGACAACAAAGACGACTTCAAAGTTTTAGAGCGGCTACCCGCCGTTCCTGAAGCAACACAACACTTACAGCTTTCGGAGTCTCGGGCCGAGCGTATTTCCGGCGTGAGCGATCCTGGTATGCAGGGCGTGGCCGGTCAAAGCGGACACTCCAGTTTGGCACGAACGGCATCCGGCGCGAATCTCCTCGCTGCTGGTGCCGGATCACGGGTTGCCGACTTCGTAGAGAAGCTGGCCGACAACGTTATTGTTCCGTTCTTGTATCATGCACACGAACTGAACCGCGCTCTGCTCCCCGTTAGTACGATAAAACACATTCTCAGCGAGGAATTAGAGCATGAGTTCATGAAAGAGAAGGGCGACATCCTTGAGATTTTGAACGCCCGAGTGAAGTTCTCGATTTTAGCAGCGGCGAAATTGCAGGCGCGACGAGCGATGGCTCAGGCGTTGCCTATCTTGGTGCAATTCTTAACAAGTGAGCAAACCACTCAGCAATTGGCTGTCCAAGGTAAGAAAGTTAAGATCGATGAAGTTCTGCAAATGTTCTTCGAGGTGTCGGATTGGAAGACCTTTGAAGACATCGTGGTCAACATGACTCCGGAAGAACAGCAACGAGCCCAACAGAACTCTCCTGCGGCGATCGCAGCTACCAAAGCTCAAGCGATGGCAGCGCAACAGCAACAGCAGCACAACAATAAGGCAGACCTGACCGATCAGGAAAACATTGCACGCGCCGGTCGGGATGTGATGCGAGAGACTTTAAAAAGAGCGTCGGCTCCTATGGCAGTGACCGGAGAGCCTGTCGCTAACGAGATTGGGGGCACGTAAAAGTACATCCTAGCCGATTGTCAGAAAAGGAAAACGACAATGCGAGTATTAGATGATTTTGAAAATATGATGGTCGAACGAGTTGAAGCCGCGTTCGGTCGCGTTCTCACTGAAGACGAAAAGTATGAAGTGCTTCTATGGGATAGAGGACGCACACTGGCCCCCCACGTTCAAACTGAATCGTGGACAGTCATCCTTCGCACGATAAAGAACTACGTGGAGGATGCCGCTGAGGCTTTGATCGACATGAAGCCAGGTGACCCGTTGTTGACCGAAACCCACGCTATGGCGTATGTTCTCGATACGTTCTATAAAAAGTTTCAAGAAGACATATTTCGGGCTATAAACGCACCAATGCCGCAGTGCTTGAGAAAGGCAGTCACAAATAGCCAGGTTCCACCCGAGAGTTTGTAAGAAAAAGATACCAGTTTTTCTTACGCCGGTCGTTATAAAAAGAGCGCCGTTTTCGTAACAAAAAATTCAGTTTCAGAGAGGAGGTTGCCATGACAATTACACTGTAGGAGGTGTATTGACATGCCAATCACTAAGCAGAAAAAAGCAGCGAAGGGGTTACCTAAAAGAATTTCAAACCCCATTCGCAAACTCAAATACGCGAACTACCTTTTCAAATCTACCTGTCGCGTATGTAGTATCGTTTTCCGGACCCCCGCTTTCAAAAAGCGTCATGAATCCAGCGGACACCAAAGTCGGGTTGGGGCCAGCAAAAAGTCTGTTGCAGTACGATCCCTTTTCTAAGGGAAATAAAATTGACCGTTCTGGCGGATTGCCAGAGATCAAGGAGAAACACAATGTCTAACAGTAACGCATCAGTAGTTCCCGATCCGTTTTCAGATGATCCGTTTGCCTCCGGTTTAGATGCCTTCGCGCCTCTCGATACACGAGGAGACGGCGGGTCTCTTGCAGACGACTTACAAAAAATCGCCGACGAGGACGCCCCAACGGTTGTTCTTCCGGCCACCCCTGCGGAGCCAGTAGCACCGGCTCCCAAGGGTGACGAACCCCAGGTATACCAGTATGACGACGGCTCTTCAGTCACGATTGAACACGGGACCAAGGGCTGGAAGGCTACACTCGATTCGAACACAGGTGCCCCGTTGGAAATTTTCTACGGAGGTACCAAAGACGAATTGCTTGTGAATCTCTCGGCAGGAAAGATGCACGCGACTCAGAAGATCCGAGAGTTGAACAAGAAATCAAAGCTCCAGATTGACGGCGACGGCGATTCACAACCCGTCGCACCCCAAGTTTCAACACCCTTTTCAGGGAATTTAACTGCCGACGACATCTTCGCATTGAAGACGAAGTTGCAGGACAATCCTGACGAGGCTTTCGAGGAGTGGTTTTTTAAGAAGACCGGAATGACCGTTGCCCAACTAGCCCAGTCCGCAAGGACGGGGAAAGACGCTTCCGACGAATTGTCAGCAGAAGCTATCGCAAAAGATTTTATCGGGCGTCATCCGGAGTACATCACATACGAAA